CGTATGGCGCAATCTCGGCCAGCGATGAAACTCTGATTGCGTCGATGATTGTGGTGATGGAATCGCTGACAGAGGCGCAGCGGCACATCAACGAAGAAGGCTATATCACCCAGTACGCTGCCGGTGTCGGTACGACGGGTTGGGTCAAACTGCGGAATGAGTGCATCGACAAACTGATCAAGATTCTTGGTGAGTTGGGTCTGGTGGCTCGCGGTCGCCCGAAGAAAGTAAACAAGCCTACTGAAGTCGATGAGCTTTTCGCCGCTGCTTGAGCCTGCGTTTCAATACGCAGCCTCGGTCTGTCGGGGGGATATAGCGGCGTGTGAGGATGTTCGGCTGGCGTGCCAGAGATTTCTGGACATGGCCGAGCGGAAGGACGCGCCCTACGAATTCGTCCCGGCCAAGGCCGAGCACATCCTAAAGTTTGTTCGGTTCTGCAAGCACGTTAAGGGACCGGACGCTGGCAAGCCGATTCAGTTGCAGGGCTTCCAAGTTCTGTGGCTTGCGGCCATCTACGGCTTCCGGCACCGAGGTGAGCCTGACAAACGCTGGGTCACTGACGTAATCTTGTTCGTGCCGCGCAAGTCGGGCAAGACTACGCTCGCGTCCATCGTGGCGCTGTACGAACTGATGTTTGGCGAGGTCGGCGCTGAGGTGTTCACGCTGGCGACCAACCGCGAGCAGGCGTCGATTTGCTTTGACTCTTCAAAGGCAATCGTGGAGTCGATGGATGAGCATTTGGCCGCGAAGTTCGTGTTGTACCGCTCTGAGATTAAAAAGCAGGGCGACTCGACTTCGACCTACCGCGCACTGAGCCGCGAGAACCGCAAAACGGGTGACGGCAAGAACCCATCCTGCGCGATGATTGATGAGGCGGCGCAGATTGTCGAGCGTTCGTCTATTGAAGTGCTGCACTCCGGCATGGGTGCGCGGAAGAACCCGCTGCGCGTGTATATGACCACGGCCAGCTTCACCCGCGAAACCAAGTTCTTCGAGGACTTGAGCTACTACCGTTCGGTGCTTCGAGGTGACGCCTCAGACAACGGCAAGTGGTTTGGGCTTTGCTACTCCATCGATCAGGGCGACAACTGGCGCGACGAATCGACTTGGGGCAAGGCCAACCCCATGCTGGGCATCTCGGTCACCACCGAACACATCCGGCACATGGCAGATGAGGCTGCGGCCAAACCCGCTTCGCTCAACGAATTCCTGTGCAAGCAACTCAACATCTATGTGTCGGCTAACGCGGCATGGGTGGACCGCAGGTACTGGGATGAGTCAATTGGGCCTATGCCTAGCGACAAGCCGGAATCGTCGTTCATTGCTTTCGACTTGGCGCATAGCCGGGACTTGAATGCGGTCTGCACGCTGCACCGATATTCGGAAGAAGACTTTTATGCCGAGTTCAAGTTTTTCCTGCCGGAAGACTCGCTCGACTTGGTGCCGAACCACTATCGGTCAATCTTCGATCAGGCGCGGCAATCGGGCATCCTGAAGCTGACGCAGGGCAACGTGACCGATCTGAATGAGATCGAAACGTACATCTGCGAGCAGGCAGAGAAGCACGAAATCAAGGAAATCGCGTTTGACCCGTATAACGCTGCTGCGCTGGTCGCCAACCTCTACGGCAAGGGATTGCCGGTCAAGAAGGTCGGTCAGGGCATGGCGGTGCTTTCTAACCCGTCGAAGACGACCGAGCAGCTAATCCTCAAGCACGCAATTAAGCACAACGGCAACCCGTTTGTCGGCTGGCAACTGGGGAACTGTGAGATTTACATTGATGCAAACGCCAATGTAAAGGTAAGAAAGAATGCTGCCGACCCGTCTGCCAAGATTGACGGGGTGATTTCGTTGATTATGGCTATGCACTGCCATTTGGACAACGTATTTGTGTCCGATTCGTTTGGCTTTCGCACTATTGAGTGGTAGTATCGGAGCTAAACGGGGGCCAACATGGGAATTTCGTATCTTTACAAGTGGGTGCATGAACCTAGCTTGTGCTGGTACGTGGGTTCTCGCACGGCTAAAAACTGCCATCCTGACGATGGCTACATTTGTTCAAGCAAGACAGTTAAGCCCTTGATTGAAGCCAATCGGCAAGACTGGCAAAGAACAATCATCGCGACTGGCGATGTTGACTACATCAGGCTGCTTGAGACAGAGACTTTGACGGCTCTTGATGCCAAAAACGATTCGCGGTCTTTTAACAAACACAATCAAAACGGCAAGTTTGTGTGCGACGGGCATAGCGCCGAAACAAGACAAAAAATTAAGAAATCGCACGCTTTTACAGGCAAGACGCGCCCCGATCACTCGCGTATGATGACTGGGCGTAAGCGCAAGCCTGAAGATGTGCAAAAGTGGGCAGCGAAGTTGCGCGGCGTCAAGAAGAAGCCTGAACACATAGAGCATTTGAAGGTGGCAAAGTCACCGGGAATGTATGTCACTCCTGCTGGCAATTTTTTTTCCAGCCGTGATGCCGCACAAGCAAATGACTGCGCCAAGGGTTCGGTGCTGAACAGATGTTTTGGCTACTTCTCAAAGACAAGACAAAAGTTCTATCCACAAGTTGATGGCTGGGCATTTGTTGCGGGGAAGACCAAATGAAAATTTTTGATATCTTCAAAAAGAAGGTAGCAGACAACTCATCGAACACACTGTTCGGCCAGACCACGCTGGGCAACAACATCCTCTACCAAGGGGATAACAAGAAGCCCACGGTCAACACCCAGATTCTCTACGTCACCACCAGCGCGTCTAACACGGCTGGCCGCATCGTGGATATGTCCACGTTGCAGCGCAATAGCACGATTACGTCCTGTATCGCGCTGAAAGCTCGCGCAATCGCGCAGCTTCCCGTCAAAATCATGTGCGAACTTGATGATGGGTCATGCGTTGATGCGTTGACTGACTCTCGCGTCAGCAAATACAACAAAACCAAGGCCACTCAAGTCCTCAAGCTGCTCCAGCAGCCCAACCAGTTCCAGAGTCAGTACGAATTCTGGTATCAGTGGGTAATGTGGCTGGAGATGTCCGGCGAATCGTTTGTTGTCTGGTGGCGTAAGGATAAAAAGAACCCGGCCCAGACGCCGATTGAGATGTACGTGTTGGACAGCACGCTGATTGCGGTGCAGAACACGCCTGCGCGTTATCCTGAGTACAGGCTGTCCACGCCTAGCTACGGCTTCAACAAAGATGAGCCGTTGCAGTACTACCAGATCATGCACACCAAGGAAATGCCTTGGCAGGGCTCGGCTGGCTGGAACAAGGGAATCGCCGCGGTCGAATTGGCATCTTTGGATCAGGACATCGATCTATACGCCAACTACATCATGCTTAACGGCGCAAAGCCCAGCGGCGTGTTTACGACTGAGCAAGTCATTCCTGACGTTAAATACAAAGAACTGGCTGCGCGGCTGAAAGAAGCGTGGAACAGCCTGACTGGTTCGCGCAATACCGACCCGAGCAAGCCGGGTCAGGGCATGCTGCTGGACCAGGGCATGAAGTACATGCCTATTGATATGCTGACGCTGCAAGACGCTGATGCGGCCAATCTGAAGATGCAGACCATGAAGCGCATCGCCGGATTGTTTGGCGTGCCGCCTGCGATGATTGGGATCACCGATTCCAAGTACAACAATACGCAGACGATGCTGGATGAGTTCTACAAATCCACGATGTATCCGATGATCATCAACGTCCAGCAGAAGCTCAAGCAGCATTTGCTGGCCGATTATTCGGCTCTGCGGATTGAGTTCGACACGCAAGAATTCTTGTGCGGCGCTCCGCTGGACCAGATGAACTATGTCACGGCTGGTGTGAAAAACGGTGTGCTTACGCCCAATGAGGCGCGTGAGTACCTGGGCCGCGCATCTATGTCCGGCGGCGATAAATTGGCTGTTGATGTCGGCGGCGCAAACGAACCGATCCCGGGCAGTTCGCCGCAAGACACGGGCGGCGGCGGCGGCAATCAGCGCAGGCGAGCCAAAATTGGCACGACTTGACATCTGTCATGGTTAATACAAAATACTTGGCAGCACTTGCCCAAATGGTTAGAAAGCCGCAAGTGCCGGTGCTGTTGCAGCGCCCCGCCCCTAAAATACAAGACAATAATCAAGCAATTGACTTAGGGGTCATCAATGAAGAATCTCCAGTTGGTGTGCGAAGCGCAACTAAGACTGACCGAAAAGGCAGGAAGCGCCGAACCCACGGGAAAGATTGAAGCGACCGTTACCACCTGGGGACCGCGTGAAGGCGCGGACGGTCGCCGGTTCTTCTATAAGCCAGAAGGCTTCATGGAATGGGCCAAAGAATTCAGCAAATCGGGAAGGCCACTTCCCATGTTCGTCAACCACAACGCAGATGCGGTGCCCGTTGGCGAATGGAGTTCGTTTGAGTTCACAGACGAAGGAATGACTGCCGAAGGTCGGTTGTATCTCAATACCACCGCTGGCTCGGACTTGTATCAGGTGATGTGTGAGTCACCCGCAATGTTCGGCGGCGTTTCTGTAGGAGCTTACGCCGATGAATACGAAATGGTCGATGCTGAAGGAGCGCCTTGCGGCGATATGGAAGAAGGTTACTTCCAAATTACGCAAGGAGGACTCCGCGAAGTCTCAGTAGTCATGTACCCGAACAATCCTCGCGCCGAAGTCTCCAAGCTGGAGTTCTTCCGCGAGGACGGGTCTGCTGACCTAAAAGTTTTGGAGCAAGCACTGCGGGATGCAGGGCTTATCAAAAAAGATGCGGTCGCTGCCGCATCTGTCTTTAAGCGCGTGCTGGAACAGCGGGATGCTGCGCCTGTCGAGCTTGAAACTGCGACGCAACAGAGGGATTCTGATGCGGAAGCGACCGAAGC